CGTGATTGGTGTATTAAATTGAAATCCTGCGATACCGAGGCAATTAAGCAATTAGTTGCTATTGACGCGACAGCCTGTTTACGATCTTAATTGGGGAAGTACAAATGACTACAGCTGAAATGCTTAAAACCATACATGCCAGGAACAAAAAAACACCATTTTCTTACGGCATTATGACTGCGGATAAGTATGTGCAGACGCTGGCAGATTGTGTAGGTCCAGATATTTGCAACCGCATAGCAGCTAAGGGCAGAAGCAGCTACGATGATTTGCTACGCAAAGCGTCTCGTACACTTGTGTACGGCAACGAAGACATGGTTGTAGAGGATAAGTCGGTTGACGGCTTAGAACTGCCTAAGAACACGTTGATGGCCTTTAGGCATGTACTTACATCTTCCACAAAAGATCGCGATGGCGATACGTTGCATTCCGATGGCGCTTCAGTAGACCCTAAAATGTTGTTGCTTTGGCAGCATGTACACACGCTACCAATCGGCAAATTGCTGGTAGTTGAAGATAAAAACGCAAAAAGACTTTTAGAGACATCTTGTATTGTGGATATGAACACTCTCTGTCATGATGCTGCTGTTATGGTTGATAATGACATGGGAAGGTTTTCACATGGTTTCAGGGCTTTAGAGTTTACCGAAAACAAAGCACGCAATGACGGGATAAATAGTGGTTTTGATGTCACTAAGTTTGAGATTATGGAAGAGTCTTTAGTATCGGTGCCTGCTAATGTAGACGCCCAAACTGAAGAGGTTATTTTGTCTTTGGTTGAAGGCGGTAAGCTCACCAGCCCGCTGCTAAAACGTGTAGGACGTGGCATCAGAAAACGCCGTAATGTGCGCGTCCCCGTTGGACGTGTTAAATATCGTGAACGGTTAGGTGATTTTTCTAAAACATTGGAATGTGGTTCTGTAAAAGAATTGCAATCTGCTGTTAAATCTGGACTATTGGGAGCGCAAGAAAATGAGAACAAATCAGGAGATGGAAAATCTGAGAGAGCAGGAAACACAAAACAAGAAGACAGCTCTGGTACATCAAAAGAAGCCGATGAGCATGCAAACGAAAACGGTAAAGAGAAAAACACCAATAACAAGGAAGTGAAGAGAGCGGCACATGGTTCGTGGCAGGAAATCATAGAAACCTTGAAGCAGCAGGTTGTTTCTTACTTGCAAGAAAATGGCATAAGTGTAGACGATGATGGTTGGTCTTACATTCATACGATGTTTGACAATTATGCCATCGTTAATGTGTACGGTAAGGACAATGTTGATGATTACTACCGCATAGATTGGCAGATGGCCGATGGTAAGCCTAAGTTTGTTGGAACACCTCAGAAAGTTAGCGTAGTTGACAACATTCAGATGGAGCAAGGGAAGTCAAAACGTAAATTATCTGAAAAGGGCGTGACGGCACAGTTTAATTTGTGGGTAGACGACCAAGGTAAAGTCACTACTGATGCGGGTAAAGAAATTGGTGCTGTAGACCAAAAAGCTGGCCGCGTATTGTCATCGGCTAACGCCACGCATATCAAAGAAGCTATGACGTGCCATAAAGAAGTATTTGATTTGGGTTCTGAGCACGCTAGCCGCAGTTGCAGAGCGCTAGTCAAAGAGGCGCACGGTCATTTAGAGACAGTTGTTAGTTCTTTAGGCGAAGAAAAACCGATGGAAACTAACACGCAAGTAACAGCTAAGGACGCGATGGCAATTTTTCTCACTACGTCTAATAGCGGATTACGAAAAAGAATGCAAGATGCTTTAACAGCATTGAGCAAACAAGAAAACAATCAATGGCTAACAAATCAGTTTAAGGCGTTGATTAAGTAGTTTACGGCGCATCACGGCGGTCGTGGTGGTCATAATGTTAGATCAGTCCAATCAAAAGGAAACTAAAATGAAGATGACTGACTTGTTGAAGAAAGAACTCGTAAAGCTCGGTACCGTTAAAGAAGACGGTGCTGATGACGAGTTCACTAAGGCCGCCGGAGAAGCATTTGCTAATGGCAAACTGACGGCCGAGCGGTACTTGGAGTTGACTAAAGAGCCTGAAGATGATGCCGCCAATGCGTTTGAGAAACGCCTCAACGGCATTGCAACGGCTATCGAAAAGCTCTCAACCGCCCTAACCAAGGAAGCGGGTATGGACGATGGCGAGAAAGATAACAAGGAAGTTGAGGAGTTGAAAGCCAAACTCAAAGAGCTTGAGGAAAAGCAGACTAAGGGGGGAAAGAAACCTGATGGTGAAAAGAAAGTAAGCAACATTTCACGACTAATCACTGACATCGGCAATCGTGTCATTGATGGTAAGGATGTTGATGTCCGCGTAAAGGAAGCTATCGAACAGTATAGCGATACTAAGTCTGCTATGTGTTATCCCGATAGCACTAAGTCTGGCAAGCCTCATCCGATGGCGGGCAGGCAGGTCCAAGACTTTACGGAAGAGGGTCGCCCGATTGACGAACCTAGCGAACGTGATAAGGCTGTAGCTGGTGTTTACGCCAAGTTGTTGTGTGCTACGGCCGCACGTAATGGTTCACGCTCGGCGGGTTATCAATCGTTGCCTGACCATGACAAAAGTATCCTCCATTATGCGATGGATAAGGAGAAGTGGTCTGGTGCTTCGGATGGTGGCGATGCCGCTGACATTAAACGACGCCTTTTGACTCCGAATGAGCAAAAGGCTTTGATTGATGACGCCACCAGTGGTGGTCTTGAAGCTGCACCGATTGTGTTTGATGACCAAGTCATTAAAACGCCTTTGCTGTACGGTGAGCTGTACCCGTTGGTTACAACCAAGCCTCTTACTCGTGGACGGCGTGTAGAAGGCGTAGCACTGGGTCAGGTGACGGTAAGCTGGGGTGGTGTTGACGACACGGCTATCAGTTTGTTCAACACTGCCAGCTTCGTTTCGGCGTTTGACACCACGATTTACCGTGGGCAAGGGGCCATTAAAATTGGTTTGGACTTCCTAAGCGATACGCCAATCAATTTTGGTCAAGAAGTGACACAGCAGTACGGTGAAGCAATGCTCCAAACAATGGACTATTGCGTCGCTGTTGGTAATGGCACTACTCAACCTGAAGGTGTCATGAACAAGTCTGGTGTCACCAGTGTTGCCTGGGGTGGTACTACTTCTATTGGTAACTACGAATCATTGCGGTTCGGAGTTTCCAAGGCCGAGCACCGCGACAAATCGAGCGCTGTATTTTGTGGCACCGAAACTAGCTACAGCCGTATGAAGGCTTTGCCTGTTGGAGCCAATGATGCACGACGTTTGTTTGGTTCTGGTGGAATGGGTACTTCAGGATATGATGATTACCGCTTGATGGATCGTCCGTACAAGATCAATGAAGATTTGACTAACTCTCAAATCTTCTACGCGATCTTGGCCCGTTACAGAATGTACCGCCGGGAAGGCTTGACGATGAAGACTTCCACTCAAGGTGATACGTTAATGCGGGCGAATGAAATGCTGATGCTTGCTATGTTCCGCTTCGGTGGACAGATGGAGCGAGCAGCGTGTGCGTCGATCACCACGACGGCTCCGGCCTAAGCGTGGTTGTGCAACACCCAGAGGCTGGTTTACGTTCTCACCAGCCTCTGGGTTGTATTAACAATTTTTGAGAACGCAAATTAGGAGAACGATATTATGGCAGCTACTGCCGAAAGAGAAAAGTTGGCTGGGCAAAGCATATTAGCACCTTTTACAATCGAAGTGGACCATCCACGTAATTGTGACTTGTTGCTGCAATCAATTCCAGGATGCCGATTGCGGAGTACCATTAGAGGTGATCGGTACATCACTGATGCTAAAAACGGCGAGAAGCGTATTCCTGCGGATCAAGCAAGACACCTTGGCCAGCTTCCAACCATTCCAGGAATGCAGCTTACAGTAAATCCTGAAGACTTGACGTACAAAATAGTTGATCCTTTGTCAACAGACAAAGACTTTTGTAAAAAGCTACAAAAGTCTTTGGGACATACACAAGGTTTTAAGATTGATGGTGAGTTGCGTGGTGTGCCTGATAAAAAAGGTAAGTTAGATGTACACCGCATGAAAAACCTTTGTCGTGAAGTCATTTGGTTGTTAGAAGCTGGTGACGTCAAAGTCATTAAGGGTAGCGAACCTACTATGGACAGAGTAGATGCCTTGCCCGGCAAGTTTCTGCTGAATCCAGGTGCTCAAGTACCAAATACTCAGCCTGTTTACGAAGAAGATTATGATGACTGGGTAGCACAATTGGCGAGAGCTGGAGGATAAAAGTGGGAATACCTGTGCCGTCATCTGCTGTATTAAACGCTCGTAATAGGCGAACTACAGCAGATGCGGCGCGGGTAGTGCGCTGGGAATGGTTCATTAAGAACGTAAGTGACAAAGTATCGCTTACAATGACCCAACGTGTGACGATGGCTACACAGTATTTGCTTACAAAAGTAACTCAAAACATAAGCCGTCCAGTAACAAAAGGTGTTGGTCCTCGTGGTGGCAGAATAGTTTTAGACCGCAGTTTACCCGGTGAATATCCTAAAGCAGATACAACGCAACTATTGAAAACAGTGTTTACAGATGTCAAGCGACTTGGTAGTGATAGTGTAGAAGGATTTATTGGTACACCATTGGATTACGGTTTGATATTAGAGACCAGATTAAACAGAAGTTTTTTGGTTAGGACGCTAAACGAAGAAAGAGCTAAAATCACTAAGCTGCTTACCGGCCCGATTACATGAGCATAAATACCGCAGACATTCAGAAAGCAATAGTATCGGCTTGGTCTTCGAGTGGTTTGGATGCTATATTTAGAGCGTTTTGGTCTGATCCATTATCCACCGATTATGTCACTTTGAACGATCAAGAAGCATCACCAGGGCAAGCGTTTCCATATTGTGTAATAAATCAGATGTCGTCCACAACCACGGATAAAATGTCCGGTGGGGCGGATAAATTACAAGAGGTTCGCGACATACCAGTAACTTTCAACGTATATACTAGGCCGATTGCGGGGGACAGCAGATCAATCAAAGAGTTGGCGGCGTACTTAGCAGAAGAAATAACAAAGGTTTTTGGTGGTCATCCAACCGTCGCTCCTCAAGCCACTTTGACTTTAGATAACGGTAGTATGTTACCTGCAAGATATCAAACTGATTACGGCATAAGAATTGACGACAACGAATATCAATGGGTTGTATCATACTTGATGCGATCCGATGTCCCAGTAATGACGTAGGTGAACACATGGCAAGATCATTATCCGGTGCAAAAATTGCTGTTAAGCTGACAGCTTCAGTTGTAAATACATTGAATGATACAACTGCAATACAGGGATCACAGCCGTCGTTGAACTTCTCGGCTAACATCGCTGATGGTATTTCAGTTGGACAAGCTAACCGTGGATGGCAC